GATACAAGATTGTTTCACGTTAATTTAACTCGCTTTAAAAGTGTGAGTTGACGCAAAATATGGTTTCAACCCTAGGTTGTTTTAGAACTGTATTTTCGCTTTAAAGTTGCAGACTCATTTTTCAACTCTAGGTTGTTTTAGAACTATTCTATTCTTACAACCTATGCGTGTTGTGTAAAAATATTTTCGCTACAACCTAAGCGCGAGTGTTTTAGAATGATTCTATTCACCTTTAAGGCGAGTGAGGCCGACCCCCCACCGATGGAAAATGACCCCACCAGTGGAAAATGGGAGTACCCCCACCGATGGAAATTGGCCCCACCGATGGAAAATGACCCACCGATGGAAATTAGTTCTTGACCCACCAGTGGAAATATGAGATAACTAATTATTGACAACAACAAAGGAGCACTAATGATAACTACTAAAGACTACATCGAAATGGTTTCATACCGACGACCAGAAGGCAGTCGATCACAGCGTAGGTTCTGTAACAGATACCTCAAGCCAGTGTTTGGTCAGCCAGACAGCAAGGGTAACTACATACTTCGTATTGGTTCCAAACCCAAGGTTGCTTTCATGTCTCACCATGACACAGTACATGCCAAGAACGGCAGACAACCTGTTACTGTAGATGGTAACTTCGCTAAAGCCACAGGTGACTGCCTAGGTGCAGATTGCACCACAGGTGTGTACATTATGTTGCGTATGATAGAGGCTCGCATAGAAGGCTTATATATCGTACACGCTGCAGAAGAAGTTGGCTGCTTAGGTTCAAGCCATATTGTATATCAGACACCAGAGGTTTTTGACGGCATCCAAGCTGCTATCAGTTTTGACCGCAAGGGTTACAACTCAGTCATCACACATCAGATGGGTATGCGTACTTGTTCAGATGACTTTGCCTACAGCCTCATAGACTTGCTAGGCCTTGACTACAACCTAGACACAGGTGGCTCGTTCACAGACAGCAACGAGTACAAAGAAAATGTGCCAGAGTGTACCAACATCTCTGTAGGTTACTTCAAGCAGCACACAAGCCAAGAGTCCCAAGACCTAGTGTTTATGGACAAGTTAGCCGATGCTTGCATCAATGCCGATTGGTCTAAGCTAGTCATTGACCGTGACCCTTACATGGTAGAGACATTGTGGCAAACACCTAGTTACTTCTCTGACCTAGACCTAGAACAAATTGTAGCCGAGCGTCCAAAAAGTGTAGCTTTGCTCTTGCAATCCTATGGCTATACTGCTAATGAGTTACTCAGAGAGCTAGGAGAAATCAGAGACGACCTAACTTGGCAATAACGCCTTAACCTAAACCAAGGAGAAATTTATGACCTTAGACAAAACAGTCGTAAGTAATGTAATAGCTGACAACCGCAATAGTTTCATCACAGTCAAGTTCCTAACTAAGAGTGATGAGGAGCGCACCTATAACGGACGCATGAACGTGCAGAAAGGCCTCAAGGGGAATGAGCGCGGACGTATTGTAGCCGAAGCATTGCGTAGTAACGGATATGTCACACTCAAAACTAGTGAAGGTTATAAGTGCTTTAACCTTGACAAAGTGTTGGCTATAAAAGTAAACGGTAGTGAGTATAAGGAGACAAACTAATGATGTATGATACCAGAGTATACATAGAGCGTGATGGTTGTGAGATGGAAGTTGACATGGACATCATCAGAGATGGTCATAAGGTTGGCTTAGTCTTAGAAGGTGACTTAATGGGTGTTGAGGTAGACTTGACAAAAGATGAAATCGCACTATCTAAGTACAAAGAGCAACAGAAGTACGCCTTAGAGAAACTTGAACTAGAGGGTTATGTACAATGAATGTAGTTAAATCAATCTTTGAGGGTATATAATGACAGGTCTTGCATGTTTAGTGACTGCCATATTCTTTGAAGCTAGGGATCAACCTCTAATGGGTCAGTACGCTGTAGCTGAAGTGGTGATGAACCGTGTAGCCTCAGTAAAGTACCCTGATGATATCTGTTCAGTAGTGTTCCAACGTAAGCAGTTTTCATTTACCCATGATGGGCTATCCGACAAGATCAGTCGGTACACAAATAATGAAATTGAGCGTAGAGCGGCTGTAATAGCTGTTACAGTAGCCAAAGACGTTTTAGGCAGGGGTACTACCGAAATACCGTCTACCCACTACCACAACACCTCTGTGGAGCCTTATTGGGCAAAGTACTATATTCTTGATGGTAAGATAGGGGATCATATTTTCTATACTAGGACAAAAGGAAAATGATGTTACCCCCTCTGATGGAAATGGAGCTAAGGATAATTGGTGTACTACCCCCACCAGTAGAAAAAGAAGAGCCACCCCCACCGAGGAAAATTGACGGTGAGTTTAATAGGCAGTGGGTAGATGAAAATGGTGAACCAACTTTTTAACAACAACAAGAAAGGAAGATGAATGATTGAAGCAACATACATAGACCATATGGGCAGTGACCTGTCTGTTGTAAACGCAGCTAGGGTTAGCTTTGGTAAGCAGAGTGAATGGGATTGGGCAGAGGTAGACGGAGAGGGTAACTTAGATGTGCTAGAGCAGCGACTATCTGACCATGATACCAAGCTGATCCGTTACTTAGCCAAGCACAAACATATGTCACCATTCGGTCACTGCTTTGCTACCTTCCATGTCAAAGCCCCTGTGTTTGTGGCACGACAGTTGGTCAAGCATAAGTTCCTGCGGTGGAATGAGATTAGCCGTAGGTATGTGGACGATGAGCCAGAGTTCTATGTGCCTGATCAATGGCGTGGACGCAGTGCTGATAAGAAGCAAGGGTCTGAAGGGATATGGCAACCAGATCATCACCAACTTGATCGTGCCATAGGTCAGGTAAAAGACCTATATGACCAGATGATCTATGATGGGGCCGCACCTGAGTTGGCACGTATGGTACTGCCACAGTCAATGATGACTGAGTGGTACTGGTCAGGTAGCTTGGATGCATTCTCTGATATGTGCCTACTGCGTTGTGCCAGTGACACTCAAGCTGAGACACAAGAGGTAGCTAATCAGATCAGTCACAAGATGCATGAGTTATTTCCTGTGTCATGGATGGCACTAGCTAAAGGGAGAGGGTGATGGATGTTGATACAGAGGTAAGGTATGAGTACGACAATTCTTTCTTTCCTAATAACGGTCGGGTTGTGATAGAGAATTGGTCTATGTACGCAGAAAAGATAGAGATTGTTATCAATAACAACCGCTTCTTTTATGACATTAAGAGCCACACGTTTACACCCGATTGTAATTGTAACTTACACCCTGATAGTCAGTGCATCTGTACTCACTTACCCGATGAAACAGAAAAGGAGAAACAAGATGAGTGAAGTACAGATATTAGCAGTAGCAGGTGTCGCAGTTTGTTCAGGCACTATCGGTTTCATAATCGGTATGAAGTTAGCATGGGCTGATGCCAAGAAGCTATATGATCCCTATGTAAAAGGAGAATGAATGATGCCCTATGTAGTAGAGATTGAGATTGAACTAGGTGAGTTTACCTATGTCCGTAAGGAGAACCCTTGGACAGAAGACCATAAGGTTTGGTTGTTTAACAACCTGCATGAAGCAGAGGAAGAAGCTAAGAAGTGGGGAACAGGAAGGGTTGTACCTTACATCAGACCCATGTCTAAGAGTGAAAGACAACGAGCAAAGGATAAAAAATGAAACCTAATGTTATAATAGGAATGTGCAAAGGTTTGGCTAGGAGATATAAAAGCCAATCCCATTATGATGACCTAGTAGGAGAGGGGGTGCTTAGGTGTTATGAGATACTTGATAAAGAGCCTGATGCCCCACCAGTGAAATTATATCGTGAAGCTAATCGTAAGATGCACGACTACTTTAACTTAGATACCTTTCCTGTTAGTGTACCTGCCTCTGATGTATCTAGGCGCCTAGTTAGAGATGGAGATTCTGAGGACTTTGGAGATACACATTGGACAAACGAAGCTATAGAATATTTGAGGAACGTCTTAAAATCTGACATAATTCCTTTTGATACTTTTGCATTGTTCAATGAGACCTCAGAAAACTCGTATGAAGACAAGGAGTTCTATGAAAAACTTAATGCTAAGATTCAAGAGGGTTTAACCAGTGATGAACTTCTACACGTTCATATGAGGTTCTCAGAAGACATGACTCAGGCTGAGATAGGTGAATTTTTCGGAATTACACAACAGGCTGTTGATAAGAGAGAGGTTAAGCTTTTCAAGAAGTTGAGAGGTATTGTAACTAATTTGCAACAGTCCCGGAATATATCTTAAGTCGGTTGTTAAATCATTTTTTGGGTGCCTACTATAATATGTTCCCCTTTGATTTAATCCGTCCGTGAAGTCTTAATAATAGAAAGGATCAAGTATGCCTAAAGATGTACATGAGAATATACGTGGCTTGCCATGTCCCTACGAGGCTTGTGGCTCTTCTGATGCATTTTGCTATAATACGAGAGGGTTCGGCCAGTGCCACTCTTGTAATACAGCCTATCCATCAAAGGAGATCACTTTCTCTTGGGCTAAAGAGAAGTACCCACCTGTCGGTCAAAAGAGTTCGGCCAAGGTAAGAGAGACCCAAGGTGATGGTAAGTATGTATCTATACGAGGTATCTCAGAAAGAACAATGGAGCATTATAATGTTCTGACTTATGGTGATAAGGACACGCAGAATTATGTGTACCCCTCTGGGGGAATTAAAACCAGAAACCTTAAAGAGAAAGGCTTTTACACTAGCCAAGGTTTCAAGCAAGAGTTGTTTGGTATGAACTTCTTTACTGCGGGTTGTTCTAAAACACTTACTATTACAGAGGGTGAAGTAGATGCCATGTCTGCTTACCAGATGTTAACTACGAGTGAGGCCTACCTAAACCCTGTTGTGTCGTTACCATCAGCCACCCCCTCTAAATCTATGTGGGAAAACTGCAAGCCTTACCTTGATAGCTTTAGTAAGATTGTCCTATCAATAGACAACGATGAAGCAGGGGATGCTGTAGCGGATAAGATAGCTAAAATGTTCCCTAACAAAGTCTATAGGGTTCCTCACAACAAGCACAAAGATGCCAACGACTTCCTAGTTAATGGTGCTGCTGTAGAGTTTAAAGCTGCTTGGTTCAATGCTTCAAAGTATGTGCCAGAAAACATCTTTCACACTACTGAGCAGTTTATAAGTTTGTATGAGGATACACCAGAACACCAGTATGTGCCAACAGGCATAGAAGCACTTGATGATAAAATCTTAGGGCTTATGCAAGGTCACTTCACTGTTATTAAAGCGCCCACTGGTATTGGTAAGACTGAGGTCATGCGATACCTTGAGTACAACATGATACAACGCAATGTTCCAATAGCTACATGGCACTTGGAAGAGACTAAATTACGATCACTGCTTGGCCTAGTTTCCTATGTAGCTAGGGACAACCTCACACGCAGGGACTTGATTGCAGAGAAAGGTGCAGAAGACCGTGTTAAAGATGCTATCAGGAAGTTGACTAAGGATGAACTACTGTATCAATTCTATCTTGAGGACGGTCAAGGGTCTGATGACTTGTGTGACCAGATCAGGTTTTTTAGTCAGGCTTGTGGTTGTAAGTTTGTATTCTTTGAACCAATCCAAGATGTCGTCACAGGTAGTTCAGAGGAGAGTAAGGAACAACAGCTCGCTGATTTGTCTGTCAGGCTGTCTAAACTTGCGGCTGATCTTAACATAGGTATCGTGACTATTGCCCACACTAATGAGTATGGAGACCCCAAGTATTGTAAGATGATTGGGCAGAGGGCTTCTGTTGTTCTTGACTTACAAAGGGACAAAGAAGCTAACACA